GATGTTGCCTCTTCGCCACGCTGACGAGCCTCCTCGGGGTCAGTGGGTGCGGTCTTGGACTTGCGCACCTGCGCCACCGTGCAGCGGCAGTTCCAGCCGTTGGGCGGGAAGAACTCGTTCCAGAAGGGGTCATCGACGGGGAGAGTGACGCCATGCAGGGCCTGATGCTCCGGGCGTACGCGGTCGTCGCCGACGGTGCGGTACTGCAGATAGTAGCGGTCGCCATCCTCCGTGAAGCGCTCCCACTTGGCAGCCATCTCGGCCGAGGCTCCTGCGAAGTTGTACTCGGAACGGAGGTAGTTGCGATTGTAGGTGTTGTCGACGCTGCGAACGTCGTTCAAAAACTGTTCGAAGGGCTTCAGTTGGCCGTTCGAATCGAGGAGCGAGGGGAAGGCTTCGCCCAGCTCATGGAAGGTCTTCAGTCCGGAGAAGATGTAGTCAGAGGACTGCAGCCGGCTGCGCATCAGGTCGGACATCTCAACGCCGGAGAAGGCGCTGTCGAGGACGGCGGCGTGTGTCCGAACGAAGTCCTGCGCCTCGTCGGAGGTGAGGATGCTGACGGAGAAGGTGGCGCCGTGCTGACGGAACATGGCCCGCATCATGGCGTCGAACTTGGTGGAGAGCTGCTGATAGATGTCGTCCGGGAGGTCCTTGCCTCCGGAGGCAGCCAAGTGCAGCTCTCCATCGGGCGCGAGGAGGGTGCGATAGCGGCGGTGGAGCCCTGCATAGTCAGCAGGGCCTAGTCGAAAAAATTGGAGGCGGCGTTGCGGCGTTCGCCCACAGGGAGGCCGTACTTGTCCTCGAAGTACTTCGGCTCGACTTCGTAGCGGTCGGCTATCATGGTCTCGAAGGCCAGCTGCTGCTCGGGGGTGTAGTCGACGGCATCGTCCCACTCCATGCGGAGCCCATCGACGGGGAAGCCGAGGGCAGCCATGCGGGGAATGAGTTGGTTGTTGACAACGTTGCGAATCAACTTGCGGTCCTTCTCCACGAGGTTCATGAAGACCTGCAGGTGGGTCTGGGACTGCGAGAGGGAGGAGCCGTCCTCGATGGTCATGGTCTGACCGATGATGAGCTTGGAGAGCTCGGAGTTGGCGCGATTGATGCGCTGGTCGTAGACGTTGAAGGCATCGCCCTTGCCGGATTCTACGAATTGAATCTCGGTGTCGCCGGAGGTGATCATGGAGAGGGCCGAGCCTGCGTCCTGCATCATGGACTCGAGTCGCTTCCATTCCTTCGGGTCGCGCGTCTGGGTCTTGGCCACACGCATCGGCATGCCGAAGATTTCGGCGAAGGCGTCCCAGAATGAGAGGGCGTTCTTCTTGGGGATGGTGGCCTGTGCAGCCTTGAGGTAGAGCCCGAGGTCGTCGGGGCGTCCCACCTCGATGAGCGAGGCGGAGTACGGGGGCTCGCGGTAAGGAATGCCGGAGTGCCAGTCGTCGCCGACGTTGACGACGCAGCGGCCGTACTCGGGGATGACGTGCTTGCGCGGTACCAGCCGCACCTCGCTGAAGGTGAGGCAGCCGTCGCCGTCGGTGGTAAGGGGGCCCAGCTCGATGAGTGAGTGGCCCCAGTAGTTGGCGTCGAGGATGTGGTCCACCAGGCGGTCGAACCACTCCTGCTCGAAGAAGTGGAGGGCGTCGGGGGCCTCTTCGCCTTTGTCGTTGATCATCTTGAAGGAACGTGACAGCACGAAACCGGAGCGCTGCTGGATACAGCCGGAGAGGTGCATGTCGGCCGAGACGTCGGTGTAGATGTCGTAGAGTCGGCGGCGGTTGGGCGAGTCGACGTTGATGGCCATCTGCCAGGCGGCACGCCAGTCGGCAATATCCTTGCGGGTGAGGGCGTCGGTGGTCAAGGCCAAGGAGGTGATGATGGAGCGCGCCTCGGACTTGGAGCCGGGACGCGCCAGAAGCAGGTCGCCGTAGGCGGTGGAAAGGTGGCTCTCGGCCGCAGCCGCAGGTGCCACACGTGTGCGCTTGTGTTTAGACATTTTAGCCATGAATTAAGAGTTACCAATTGTGACGCAGGCGAGGCTGCGAGATGAAGACGGAGCCCAGCGGGGAATCGCCGGACTCGGACTCGACCGTGGGGAGGCCCGGGTCGATGCGGCCGGCCTGCACGCCTTCGAGCCAGCGGACTGCCCGCTCGTAGCGCTCGCGGCGCACCTCGGAGCCCATCTTCTGCGGCTGTGAAGCCGAGAGGTGGTAGAGGGCAGCGTCGACGACAATCATCACCAGGAAGCGGTTGCGGTCGGTGCCTGTAGCGGAGAAGATCTTGTCCACGTCATAGACGGGGCGGAGATAGCCGGAGACCTCCTCTATGGCCTCTGAGACGGCGGACTCCTGCAGGGCAGTGTCCGACTGAGAGAAAGCACGGAAGGCGGTCTCGCCAATGACGACGCGGAAGTCGTCGGAAGTAATGAAGTCCATACTATTTACCAGGAATTACGTGGCGACCTTCGCGGGAGGGTCACCGGTTGAAACTGTTCTTGACGTGAGCCACGCTGGAGGAACCAGATGGCACCCTCGTCGGCATCAGGCGCATCGTCGTGGACGCGCGAGCCGCGTTCGAGGGCCAGGGTCTGCTCGATGCCGACCTGCATGTCCGGCGAGTCCTTCAGTGCCTCGTTGTAGAAGACGAAGCCACGCTCCCAGAGGGGAGAGACGGCCTCGATGCGCTGTATCTTCTCGGGCTTCTTGCGGGTGTCCGGCATGATGGGCAGTTGGTAGCCGCGCAGGTTGCCCTCGGCGGTGAACTCGTCGAGAATGAGGTCCTGCATGAAGTTGGCCTCCATGAAGAAGGAGACGGCCACGCCCTCGGGGATAGACTCGTAGAGGTTGTAGAGCCAGCGCACCATTCCGGAGACGGTGTCCTGACGGACGTAGCAGTCGATCAGATGCAGCTCGTGACCGATGCGTCCCCAGAGGCGGGAGGCCTTGTAGTCGTTGGAGGTGGTGGACTTGAAGGAGGGGTCGGTGTAGCAGACCAGCTGCTCGTAGCGACGCAGGGGCAGCACCTTCTTGTAGCGTATCCAGTCGTGACGGAAGATGGTTCCGTCGGTGATGGGGTTGTGCATCATCTCCTTCTCCCAGGCGCGGTAGCCTACGAAGTCGCGATAGGCGCGCGCCTCTTCGGCGGTCCACTTCTCGCGCCAGACGGGGTTGCCATTGGCGTCGACGGCCTTGATTTCGGAGACGTGCACAGCCGGGATGGCGGCGATGCGCGCCAGGACGGAGCACTTCGAGATAAGGTTGCCCACCATGATGAAGCGACCGCGGCCCACATCGAGGGCACCGAAGAGGGCCTCCTTGACCCAGTCGGTGAGTTCGGAGACACGCTTCTCGTTGCGGCAGAGTTCGTCGTCGTCGAGGTCGTCGATGACGATGTAGTCCGGACGAGCTTCGCGCTCGCGCAGACCACGAGGCGACTGACCACGACCGCAGGCGAGGAACTTGACGCCGGAGGCGGTCTTGAACTCGCCGACGGACCAGGAGCCTGCGTTCTTCTGCTCGCCGAAGTCGGAGGAGAGGCGCTTGTTGTACTCCAGTTCGGCCTGTATGTCGCCGAGGAGTCGCTGGGCGCTGTCCTCACTCTTGCCGACGACGACCATGAAGTTGATGAGTCGCTGCGGCTGGAACATCAGCCACAGGGGCAGAAAGATGTCGAAGTGGGTCGACTTGGCGTGGCCGCGGGGCCACTTGAAGACGGCCTTCAAGTTGGGCGTGTCACGCACGAGGCGCGCAGCTGCGTTGTGGAATGGTGCGTTGTGGATGATGCGCACGGCCTGGCCCGTGGTCTTGTCGCGCAGGGTCAGGAAGTGCGGGAAGTAGTACTCGCAGAAGGCGGCGTAGTTGGCCTGCAGGCGTCGGATGCGGCGGTCTCGCTCGGCCGGCGTCTCGGTGAGCACGGAGGCGGTGAGTCCGGTGAAGGACTGCACCTCGCGGCAGTGCTCGTGCCAACGCTCCATGGCGGCGCGTGCCTCGGCGGAAAGAACCGTGGTAGCCATAGGCGCATCAGAGTAAAGAGTTCTTGTTGATCGACTCGGAGAGGAACTTGTCCTGGTAGCGGTTGATGGCCTTCATGAGTTCGGGTGTGACCTCGGGGTCGGTGGCCGAACGGTACTGGAGCCATTTGTTGAAGGCCATGAAGACCTCGATGGCGTCAACGACGTTGGCCTGCTTGTCGAGTTTCTGAATGACGGAGGCTAACTTGGCCAGCTTATCGCCGAGACCGGCCAACTGGTCGGCGTCGTCGGAGGCGGAGACCTGCTCGATGAGTCGGTCGATGGTGGCCAGGAGTTTATTGACGAGTTCGGGACGGGTGATGTTGCGTGCCGCACGAGCCTCCTTCCAGCCCTCAGCCGAGGACCACTTGGAGATTGTGACACGAGAGACGCCCACCTTGTCGGCGATCTCTTCCTGCGGCGTGCCGGACATAAATAGGGCGCGCGCGAGTTCTTTCTTACGTTCTGCTTCAGTCTTGTTCATATCGTGCATGTTGACAATAATACCGCAAAGATGGGCCCCTGTCGGGCGGGACTGCAAAAAAGCGGGCAGCGGCTTCAGAGAAGGGCGCAGGGGTTGCATACTTATTTGGAGGTGCGAGCGCCTCGGGGGTAACTTTGCGAAAAATTCTGACAAAGATGAAACGTGTAGTCATAACGACCGAGGCGGTGAACAGCTACGGCACCCGAGTGCTGACGGCGGGCATCGACCTGGCACAATACGAGAAGAACCCTGTGCTGCTCTATATGCACCGACGGGGTGAGGTCATCGGCACGATGAAGGACCTAAAGGTCGAGGGCGACCGCCTGACGGGTGAGCCGGACTTCGACGAGGCGAGTGAACTGTCGCAGCGCTGCAAGGCTCAGTGGGAGAAGGGGTCGCTGAAGATGGTCAGCGTCGGGCTGGACGTCTTGGAGACGAGCGACGCTCCGGAGCAGGTGGTCGAGGGACAAACCTACGCCACCATCACACGGAGCCGCCTGTTCGAGGTGTCCATCGTGGACATCGGCGCGAACGACGAGGCTATGGTGCTGACGCACGCGGGTAAGACAATCACGCTGGGACAAGGTGGCGAGAACCCCCTGCCGCGGCTGCAACAAACAACTAATAACAACACAGACATGGAACTGAAGAAGTTGGCCCTGGAATTGGGCTTGCCGGAGACGGCAGACGAGCAGGCGGTGTTGGACCGCCTGGAGACGATGAAGCAGGCCGAGGCCGAAGTGGCAGCCCTGCGTAAGGAGAAGGAGACGCTGGAGGCTCAGCGCGTGGAGACGTTGGTGGACGGCGCCATCAGTGCGGGCAAGATTTTGGCCACGAGCCGCGAGCGATTCGTGCAGCTGGGCAAACAGTTGGGCAGCCAGCACTTGACCGAGGCCCTCGAGGCTATCCCGGCTCAGAGACCGAGCCTCACGGCACAGCTCAATCACGAGCCGACAGCACCGGCGCAGCCGTGTGCCTACAAGAGCCTGCATGAGGTGCCGGCCGAGAAACTGTTGCAGCTGCGTCAGGAACAGCCGAAGGAGTACGCACGCCTGTACAAGGCGGAGTACGGCGTGGAGATGCCGCAGGACTGAACGGAGAGAGATTATGTTTCACACTAAATATTTGAGAAAATGGCAGCAGTATTAACTGAGGTTTGGACGGGCGAACTGGTGAAGAGCCTTCGCAGTGGTCTGGAGGGCTCATGGTTGGACGGTGTGTCGGATCAGAGCTCGATTGTGAATAACGACGTGATTCACCTGGTGGACGTGGGCGTGGATCCGGAGGTCCTGGTGAACAACACGACCTACCCCATCCCGCTCCAGGCATTGGAGGACAAGGACATCGCCATCAGCCTGGACAAGTTCCAGACGAAGGTGACGCCGGTGACGGACGACGAGCTGTACGCTCTGAGCTACGACAAGATGCAGCGCGTCAAGGAGAGCCACGCCAACGCCCTGAACGACGCGAAGTTCAAGAAGGCGGCTCACGCCCTTTGCGCCAAGGAGAACACGGCGAAGACGCCGGTGTTGAAGACGACGGGCGCGGCTGACGAGACGGGACGCCTGCGCCTCACGATGAGCGACATCGTGGAGTTGAAGCGTGCGTTGGATAAGTTGAAGGTGCCGGCCGAGCAGCGCCGACTGGTGCTCTGCCCGGACCACGTGAACGACCTCTTGCTGACGGATCAGAACTTCCGCGAGCAGTACAACGTGGACCGCACGACGGGCAAGGTAGGCTCGGTGTACGGCTTCGAGGTCTACACGTATGTGGACACTCCGGTCTACACGACCGAGGGTAAGAAGAAGGACCTCGGTGTGGCAGCCGAGGCGGGTGAGTTTAACTGCTCATTTGCCTTCTATGTGCCGCGCATCTTCAAGGCTACCGGCTCGACGAAGATGTACTACAGCGAGGCGTCGACCGATCCGGAGTATCAGCGCAACAAGATCAACTTCCGCCACTACTTCATCGCCATGCCGAAGAAGGAGGACGCGGGTGCTGTGATGATGAGCGGCTACAAGGCCTAAACGTAATATGTAGAAGGTGATGGCGGCTCAGAAACTGAAGTACCTGGTGATTCACTGTACGGCCACGCCGGCAGGGCGCGAGGTGACGGCGGCGGAGATTCGACGCTGGCACACGGCAGCACCTCCGGCGGGGCGAGGTTGGAAGCAGGTGGGATATACAGACCTGATTCACCTTGACGGCGGAGTGGAGCGCCTGGTGGACAACAACGAGGACGCGTGGGTGGACCCTTGGGAGGTGACGAACGGGGCAGCCGGATACAACTCGGTGAGCCGCCACATCGTCTACGCCGGCGGGCTGAGTCGGGACGGGAAACGGGCGGAGGACACGCGCACGGAGGCGCAGAAGGCGGCCTTGGCGACGTACGTCCGCAAGTTTCACGGACAACATCCGGAGGTGAAGATCCTGGGACACCGGGACCTGCCGGGGGTAAAGAAGGAGTGCCCGAGTTTCGATGTGGCCGGGTGGCTGCAGGAGATAGGGCTTAATACTTAAAAATAGAGAGACTGAGAGACGATGGACTGGGGAACATTGCTGAATGTGCTGCTGGGCGGCGGATGCCTGACGGGTATCATCGGGGTGCTGACGCTGCGGTCGACGGTGACGAAGGCCAAGGCGGAGGCAGACGAGGCCCGCGCGGGAGCAGAGAAGGCCCGGGCAGAGGCCGAGCGGGTGCGCATCGACAATGTGAACGAGGCGACCAAAATCTTGATGGATAATATTGTTTCACCGTTAAGAGACGAACTCAATGCAACAAGGAAAGAACTGGCTTCGCTCAAGCGAGCCGTGGCAAAGCTGCAAAAGGCTGTGGATGCTGCTAATAGCTGTCCTCACAGTGACGGTTGTGTTGTCCTGGAGCGGATGCGCGAGTGTTCGCGGGAAACAGGGTGCACTGCGGTCGACGGCGGAGGCACAGCAGACGGTACGCGACAGCATGGTGCAGCGCACGACGGTGCGCACGGAGCAGAGGGTGACACAGGCGGACACGGTGGTCCTGCGGATTGCCGAGGGCAGCCTTGACCTCCTGCCTCAAGGGGCAATCTACCGGGCGCGCGGCAATCAGACCGAGCTGCGCGTGGGACGCGACACGACGGGCACCATCGTGGTGACGGCAGAGACGGCAGAACATGTGGACCGTACGGCCGAGACCGTCGAGGCGCTGACACAGATGATAGCGAAAAGTGACAGCACCTCCAGCCGCGAACTCAGGTCCCCCGAGGGGCGGAGGAAGAAATTATCATTCCGATGGGCGGATGTTCTTGCAGTGGCCCTGCTCGGGGTGCTCGCAACCCTGCTCTGGCGGATGTTAAAACGGTAATAGAACGACATTACAATAACATTAAAACGACATTACAACAATGGCAAACGAACAGAAAGAGTATAGCGTGCTGGACGGCACTGACCTGATTCTGAGTGTCGACGGAGTGGCCCTGGCCTTCTCGACGGGTTGTAAAATCACGACATCGGTGGAGACCGGCGAGCGCGTGACGAAAGAGGCTGCCTCGGGCAAGTGGGGCGAGAAGTACGTGAAGAAGTTCTCGGAGGAGATTTCAGCCGACGGTTGCAATCTGGTTAACGGGGACGACGACATGCCGACCTATGACCAGCTGAAGGAGTTCATGCTGGCCGGAAAGCCTATCGACGCTCAGTACTCGCTGCGAGACGGTTCGAAGCGCACCGGCAAGACCGAGGGCGGATATAAGGGCAAGTATCTCATCACGAGCCTCGACCTGGATGCTCAGGCCGGCGACGACTCGAAGTACAGCGTCAAACTGGAGAACGTGGGCGCCGTGACGAAGGCCGGTGACGGCTTGACGGAAACCGCAACGGCTTAAACAGTGAGTTGAGTTATGGGTAAAGTGAAGATAGCCGGAAAGGAGTATCCCTTCCGCATGACGATGGGCGCCTTGATGCGCTTCAAGAGAGAGACAGGCCACGACGTGAGCCGCATGGACGCGTCGGACCTGACGGAGAATCTGGTCCTGATCTGGTGCTGTATCCTGAGCGCCTGTGTGGTCGACAACGTGGTGTTTGAATACTCAGCGCAGGAGCTGGCGGACAGACTGGAGCCGCAGGACGTGGCGAAGCTGGTGGAAGAGTTATCAGCGGGAACAGACGAAAAAAAAACGACGGACGAGGTGACGAGTCCGGTGACATCGAGCGACTAATGGGTCTGGCGACGGGGTGTGTGGGGATGAGTCTACAGGACTTTGAACGATGCACCCCGTCGGAATTTAAGGCGGTGTGGGACGCGTGGCAGGAGAGAGTGCTGCACGCGGAGCGCACGAGCTGGGAGCAGGCACGCATGATGTGTGTGTCGATGCTGCAGCCCTATTCGAAGAAGGCGCTGCGTCCGCAGGACGTGATGGCCTTCCCGTGGGATGCGGAGGTGACCTCCTCGGAGGAGACGACGGCAGCGCCGGAGAAGTTGACGCGTGAGGAGGAAATGGAAAGGTATAGGCAGGCGATTAAGCGGGCCGGGCTAAAGTGAGGCTAGGCTATGGGAAGAAGCAAATGGCCACCAATAGATAGAGGAATAGACCTATCGAAGTCCCGATAGATTTGGTGGCGGATACGTGGAATACGTGGTGCAGTATTAGGGCCACAAACCCAAAAGCCAGAAAGACCAAGAAGAGCAGGAATACTATACCCACCAGCCAGCAGAACCACTCAAAGGCAACAGAATGGCCAGGTAGGAAGTCCGGAATTAGGACCATTTTGAGGTATTCCCTGATGATAGTAAACATACAGCCTTTAGGATTCCTTTATGAATCACGGGGCTAAGATAAAGAAAAACAAGATATAATGGCATCAAATACGGTCAAATTAACGATAAAAGTTTCGGATGAAGGCGGTTTTAAGCAATTAGAAGTCGATTCAGAATCTCTACGCGAAGCCATCAAGCAGGTCAAGGAGGAAGCCGACGAGTTGAACCGCAGCGTCGTGAACTGGTCGCAGGCAGCGCAAGCCTTCGACACGATGAACCGCGCCGTTGACCAACTGAACGGCATGTTCGGCGAACTGACGGACGCCTACCGCACACAGATAACGGCGGAGAGTAAGCTGAAGCAGGTGATGCAGAATACCATGGGGGCAACGGATGCTGACGTGGAGGCCATCAAGCGGTTGTGTGCTGCGCAGCAGGAGTTGGGCGTGGTCGGCGACGAAGTGCAGCTAGCCGGCGCACAGGAGTTGGCTACTTATCTTGAGGAACGCTCTAGCCTGGAGCAGTTGATACCGGTCATGAACGACATGGTGGCTCAGCAGTACGGCATGGAAGCCAGCGGTGAGAGTGCGGCCCAGATAGCCACGATGCTCGGTAAGGTTATGCAAGGCCAAACGGCGGCACTGAGTCGTTATGGCTACTCGTTCACAGAGGTGCAGGAGAAAATCTTAAAGACCGGCACGGAAGCGGAGCGGGCGGCCGTGCTGATGGAGGTCGTGGAGGAGTCGGTGGGCGGCGTGAATGAGGCTCTAGCCAAAACGGATTCCGGGCAACTCAAGCAACTGGAGAACTCTATCGGAGATATTAAAGAAGTGATAGGAGGGCTGGTGCAACCTTTGGCTAAAACTATGACGAAGTTGTCGGAAATAGGCCGCGCAGCTGGGGGGATCGGACAGCTGGCCTCGAGTTTTAGGGCTGTATGGAATCAGATTGGACCTTTCTTGAAAAAGCTATCTCAACTGACGCTGGAGGAAAGTCAAGAAGCAGTTCAAGCCCGCGCAGCGGCACAGGCTCATCGGACACAGGCAGCAGCGCAAGGCGTGGCTACCGCAAGCACCAAAGCGTTGACTGCATCGACGATAGCGCTTCAAGCTGCACTGACTATGGGGGTGGCGCTGGCTATCACGGCCGTCGTGGCATTGTTCTCTGATATGAGCGACAAAGCCGACGAGGCAGCCGAGAAGGTGGATGTACTGAAGGAGTCGAACGAAACCTACACCAGTACAGCCGCTGAAGTTAGAACGAAGATTGACCAGGAGGTGAGCGCCCTGCAGCACCTCATCCAGACGCAAAGCAGCGACAAGACGAAAGTAGAGGAACTGAACCGCACCTACGGCACGGCCTTCGGCGTACACCGGACGGCAGCAGAATGGTATGACACGCTGACTAGCAAGAGTAAGACCTACTGCATGCAGTTGGGCTACGAAGCGCAGGCCAGAACCTTGGCCACGCAGATAGCTCAGAAGGAAATCGAACTGGAACAGGGGTATCAGCGCGCCGAAGAAATGCGCAAAAACGGGACGGCAACCCGAACTGAGAAGAAACTGACGCCACAATATAACGCAGCGGGGCAAAGGGTGCTGAAGACCGTCGATATGCAGGTGAACACCGAGGCGTTCACTCAGCTGCAGGAGGCAAACGCTCAACTCCGCAACGACCTGCAACAACTGAACGCCCAATGGGACATTTGCACGGGTAAAGCTAAAGCAGCACAAGAGCAAATGTCTGCGGACGCGGGCAGTACCGATGCAACCCTAGGCTGGGAGACGATGAGTTACACCGAACTCGGAGAAGCTATCAAGACGCAGCAGAAGACGGTTGAGAGCCTGATGGGCGTGAACGACGCAGAGGGCCAGAAGGAGAATGCCAAACTGTCGAAGATGCTAGCCAGGCAGCATCAAATGGAGGTACAGTATGGCAAAACAAGTGACGCAGGCAAGAAAGCAGCCAAAGATACCGAAAAGGCGTTGGTGATGCCGGCCTCGACGGACACGATAGAGCAGGTGGAACAGGCCCTGCAGGTGTACCAGGCTAGACGAAAGACGGCAACGGGTGAAGCCCTGGCGGAGATCAATCAAGAGATAGCCCGTTTGAATGACCTTAAAACGCAGTACGAACAGACCGGAATCGCGGCCAAAAAGGCTGAAGAGAAGGTGGTGCCCGGAGCGCTAGAGACTCTCGACACACTGGAGAAACTGAGTGACGCAGAGAGCTACTACGACGAGAAGATGCAAACGGCGTCGAGCGCAGAGCTGATGGCCTACGCCCGACAGAAGACAGCCATTGAGGCAAAGAGAAAGGCGCTGCAGCAGTTGGCCGACCTGCCTTCGCAGCAGACGCAGCTGGACGACCTGAGCGGACTCGACGGCAAAAGCCTGAAGATAAAGTTGGAACTTATCGGCCTGTCGGAGGTGCAGAGCAAAATCAGGCAGTTGGAAGAGCTGCTCTCCAGTATGGGCAGCAGCATGGACGACAGCACCCGAACGCAGGTCCAGAAGAATATCTCGGCGTGGAAGGGTTATGAGAAGCAGCTGAAGAAGAGCCAGGTGACCTTCAAGGGGACATGGGGCTCGATTAAGAGCGTCGGCAGTGGCGTCGAAGGAATCACGGATGCTATCAAGGGTGACGGCAACGCATGGGATAAACTGACGGGCGTCGTGGATGGCGCCATCAGCGTCTTCGATGGAATCAGCGGTATCGTGCAGGTGGTGAGACTGCTGACCGGAGCGACGGAGGGACAGACCTCGGCGCAGGCGGCGAATACTACCGCCACGGCTGCGAATGCTGTGGCACAAGGGGAACAGGCAACAGCTAGTGGAACAGCAGCGGTGAGCGCAGGCGTGAATACCGGGCTCATGGAGGGTGAAGCAGAGGCTGCAGCCGTAGACACAACAGCCAACGTCGCTCTAGCAGCCTCGAAGACCATGGCGGCACATGCCTCGATTCCCTTTGTAGGCATCGCCATCGCGGGTGGCTTGATTGCCACGATGACGGCCATCATGCTGGCCCTGCCGAAGTTCGCAAACGGCGGTATCGCCTACGGGCCGACGCTGGGTATCTTCGGCGAGTATGCCGGTGCGGCCAACAACCCGGAAGTGGTGGCTCCGCTTTCGAAGCTTCGTGACATAATCGGTACGGACGGAGGCGGCATGAGCGGCCGCGTGGAGTTCGGCATCAGGGGACGTAAACTGGTGGGTGTACTGAACCGAGAACGACGGGTACAGGCGCGGAGATAGTTATAGGTTTAATTTAGATAGACATGATGCAAACGATATACAGAGGCCAGATAGCGAGCCAAGAGGGAGTCATCTATACCATAGAGATTCTGAAGGAGACTGACGGTGAGGCGGCAGAGGTGCAAGACCTAAGCTTCCCCGCGGAAGAGCCTCTGGTGATAGAATGGGGCGAGACGAGCAAGGAGGAGGTGATGTGCGGTTCGACCGCCACGCTGACCTTGCTGAGCCCCGGCGACCGAACTTACCTGGATCTATACACCGTGCAGGTTGGGTCGGTGCGCATGGACGTATATCGGTGGGGCCAACTCTATTGGAGCGGCACGCTGGACACGGAGTTCTATGAGGAGCCCTACTCGACGACGGAGAACTACGAGGTGACGTTGACCTTCTCGGACCTCGGCATCCTGGACCGCCTGAAGTATGACGGCTCGGGGCTGGAGAATTGTTGGACGCTGACGGAGCGCATCATCAAGGCTGCGGGGTTCCTATATACCGACCTCAAGGAGATGTGTGCTACGAGCGTCAAGCCGGATGGCGAGACGGGGCTGGCCCAGTTGACGGTGCGCGCCGACAACTTCTACGACGAAGAAGGCGAAGCCTCGACGCTGAAGGAGGTGCTGGAGGGTGTACTGCAGCCGCTGGGGCTCAGGGTGGTGCAATATGCGGGCGTGGTCTACGTCTACGACCTGGAGAGCGCATACAACGACTTGCCCTCGGCTAAGGTGAAGTGGATGAGCGACGACCAGACGCTGGGCGTCGACAAGGTGGTAAACAACGTGGAGATAGAGCTATCGACCTACGCCTCGGAGGAGGTGCTGACGGGCGACATGGACTACCCCGGCACGGTGACGTCCGGAAGTTCGGAGACGGCTGACTCTGACGAGGGGCGGAAGTGGAGCTATTATGAAGACCTGAACCGGACCGGGAAGGTGCAGTTTACGCTGTACACGACCACGACATGGGACTTCAATACGAAGCCGGGGCTGGCGCAGGTGGGTGACGGCAACGCCTTCACCTCGCAGCCGCGGTGGTGTCACGTAGATCCACTGTACGGCGGTGAGGAAACGGACTGCGTGGCCATCTACTGGCGTGCGGACGTGGGCGGAACGAAGGATAAGCCGTCGTGGACCGGATACGGCGTGAAGGTGAGCCCGTATAGGACAACCTCCATCACGGCGGATCGAGACGGCGGACGTGACGATAACGGAAGGACTGAGACGGTTATCACGCAGACCTATTATCCGGGGCAGCTGGTCTATCGTAGCTATCAGAGCTATATGCAACAACTGATGCAGCCGGAGAAGTACCTGCTACGCGTGAAGATAGAGATGCGGTTGGACACTCGCTACAACCTCTTCGGAAGCGGAGATGACAATTGCAAGGAGGTGAGCGACGTGGCCGAGGAACAGATTAACATGGTGCGGATGCGCGGCCGTATCCAGCTGAAGGATAAGGACGGCAACGTGCTGATGCACGTGGAGAATCTGAAGGACTTCCTGTGCCAATGGGTAGAGGGTGCGGACGAGGACGAGTCGATGGTCTTCTGCTGGCGCGATCAGTCAGACGTAACCAAGGCGGCTGTGAACGGATGGATGACGAATATCCACTACGGCACCTGCATGAATGACGGCATCGAACATATTGAGTCGGAGGCTGCGGGAACCATTATTCCCTATCCGCCACAGCCGGGATACCTGGAAGTGGAGCTCTTCAGTGGGGTGCTTCTGGATCACTGTGAGGAATCACGGTTGAGCGACGGTTCCATTGGATACTCGGACGTATGGGGGAAGAACGGAATTGAGAGTGAACTGTTCTGGTGGCACCTGGTGAAGGCTCCGGTGGTGACGCTGGTGAACAACGACGCGAAGATGTCGGAGGTGGATACGGACGACGTGACCTACAGCGGGGAACTGAACGCGTGGGCCAAGGAGGACTTGGAGCTCAACACCATCTGCGGCACTTTGGAGACAGAGAACGCTGCGGCGCGGGCTGTCTATATGTCGGCCGAGACGGGCCTGCCCCTGAAGGAGATGACCCGCGCGGGACGAACGGCAAGCGCCGAGCAGCTGCTGATTGGCACCCTCTACAGTCAGTTCGCCGACCGAAAGATGAAACTGACGGGAACGGTGGCCCTGACAGAGGCCCCATTCGGGCTGCGGACGGAGCATAGCGCCAAGGAGATTTACTTTCTCCCGACCGGAGAGGTTCAGAATCTGCAGGCGGACGAGACGGAGATCACGATGGTGGAACTGCGTCCGGATGAGTACGAGGGTAGTGACGACTAAAGCCATATCAATACGATGGACAAGAAAAGCATATACACAGGGAGCCAACGACGGGTGGCGCGCAGGGCTCGCAACGAACGCCTGCGGGAACTGGGCGTCAGCGGAGGCACGGGTGGCACCGTCGTGGTTAGCTCCGGAGGGAGCAGCACAACGGAGGGTGACGGGCACACGCACGCCAACAAGGCGGCGCTGGACGAGATAGCCACCGATGCTGAGCGCTACCTATACCTGTCGAAGCAGGAGACGGTGACCGACACGGAGGGTAACAGCTGGACGGCCAACGTCAGTGACAAAGTTAAGGCCGGGTATGCGGACGAGGCACAGCACGCTGCAGCGGCCGATGAGGCTGCACACGCGGTAGAGGCTACGGAGGCGGAGCATGCCACTCAGGCCGACGAGGCAGCGCACGCCAAGGAAGCCACCCACGCCGACACGGCGCGAGACCTGGACGTGGACAGTCCGGTGAACGACCGATACCTGCGTAAGGACCAAGAGGATGCGACGAGTCACCTGCTGAAGATGCTGGCGGGTGCCGAGTTCGGAGATTTTATCCGCTCGATGTCGGCCGGCAAGGGTGCCGGGGTGGACGCTCAGGGCAACATGCAGGTGGAGAGCTTGGAGGTGCGCAGCTACATGAAGGTGATGGAGCTCATCTTGAACCGACTGACGGCGATGGAGGGCGACTATACCTTCACGGAAAGCGGCACCATCGAGACGGTCGAGGCGCTGGAGGAGGAACGCACGTATAAGGTGCGCCTACGCAAGCGGTGGGATACGGACTTCACCGCCTTCAAGGAGCATGATGTGGTCTACGGCGTAGTGAACAGTCTGCTGACCGAGGGTGAGTATAAGACCTGCTGGCTGCGCATACTGAGTGTAGACACGGCGGAGAACACGGCCGTGGTGGTGATGTATCCGGACGATGAGACTCCGGCGGGCACGAACGCCGAGCCTACAGCGGGCATGAACCTGTGTCGGCGTGGTAATGCCCTGAACTCGGACCGTCAGTCGTGCTGGTACCTGAGCACGGAGGAGGGCTGCATTATGTACCTCGAGGGTGTGACGAAGCCTATACTGGAGGAGAATAACTACTATCTGACCCTAGGGCGCCCGAAGCACTTGAGCTACTTCAACGGGATGCAGATTAACTACAACCACCCGTACCTATGGGCTCGAGGTGTCATCGTGCAGGATGTGTACCGTGTGGACTACCAGGGTCAGCCGGTCTACGAGGTGGTAGACCTCGGCCTGTGGGACGCCGAGGCGCAATATCTCAAAGCTTACAGCGAGACGGAACGGAGGTATGTGCAACACCAGGTGTGGTGGGGCAACTGCTGCTGGCGCTGCATCGTGGAGGCGGCCACCGTGGGCAAGGAGCCGAGGTGGAACAATACGGAGTGGGCGTGTGTCGTCGGCGACAAGGACTTCACGCTGGAGATCGAGAGCTCGAAGGGTAACTTTTTCCGCTTCGGACAAGAGTACACCACGCTGACGGCGACACTGTATCACGGCAAGATAGACGTGAGCGAGGACGTGACGGAGGTGGTGTGGACCCGAGAGAGCTCGCAGGAGAAGGAGGATAAGCTATGGAACCAAGAGCACGCGGAGGTAGGAATGGCTCTGTCGGTCACGCCGAAGGATATGCCCTCGGACTGGACAGAGTCGCGGAAGGTGACCTTCAGATGCACGGTGACGCTCGACAACGAGCAGGTGACAGAGCAATGGGGCCTCAGTTAGAAGGGGCTTCGAACAGGAATAGAACGAACTTAAAATAGCATACAAAACATGAAGACGGAGAACGCATACCTGATATACAACCCGCTGGTCTTGATGATGACCATGGAGACAACGGGCGGCGACGTGAGCCAGCTGATGACGGTGACAACGGGCGAGTGGCAATGGAACCCCGACCGCAAGTTGTTCCCTCTGGTGATACGTCCGAGGCTGGAGATTGTGGATCCGGACGGCGTCCTTGTGAACGGCGACCACACGGAGGAGCTGTATGACTGCCGCTGGTACTTCGGCCGCAACGACGAGGGCACACGTATCGTCAAGGGGACGGCGGACTACACCGAGGGGGACCACGGGGAACTGACGGTGACGGCCAATGTGGACTCAACGGAGCAGGTGCCGCTGTACTTCGAGGCGGTCTACACGGACCCGAGAACGGGCAACAACTTCCGCGTCAACGGTCAGGTGGAACTGACTACAGCGCTGAGCGAAGAGGTGAATCTGCGCCTGGAGCAGAACTGGGCGAACCCGGTGCGCATCAACGCGCTGAAGGAGCTAGAGGAACGTGAACTCACGGTGCAACTCTACAACGGCGAGAACGCTATCGAGGACAGCCTGGCGGAGTATGAGTGGCAGGTGCTGGAGCAGGAGTCGAAGACGTGGCGCAGCATCACGGAGGAGGACTTGTGGTGTCGAGGTGGTTTGGGAACGCGGACGCTGACCATAGATCAGCGCCTGATAGATAAGGAGCACCTGCGGGTGAAGGCTAAGCTGAAGAACTATGACGGCGCCTCGGTGAAGACTTTCTGTAAGATTCGCAGGGACTATGGTCAGTGGAGTGAGTCGGCTCCGATGTTCCGACGCGGACGTTACATCAGACCATCGACCAGTCAGATAGAGGTCGAGACGGAGATACAAGGCACGCGCGGGGCCGTGGAGAATCCGGAGCAATACTTCGATATTGAGCATGTCCTGGTGGACAGCGAAACGGGGAATCAACTCACCACAGGCTACGGAACGAAGGTGACGGTGGATGCGGCACTGGTACGCAGCACAGGTGGGAAGAAGCCCTGCTTCGGCGTGAAGGTGGCGACGCGCAGCGCCCTGAGGCCGGTAATGCTGGATGGGAAAGTGCTCATGGTAGAGGGCGCCGTGGTAGTGATGCAGGTGCCGGAGGAGTAACCCTTAAAAAGATACAAGCTATGATTGAAATCAAGATGTATGCAGTGTCGGCGGCAACGGCCGAGGCACTGAAGCTGACGAAGATACGTCGGCGGGACGAGGCGGGGAGATACTTGCTGAGCAGTGTGGACCTGCAGGGGTACGGCATCGAGCGGGCTGTGGCTGAAGGCGCGGAGGTGCTGACGCTGCGTGAGGCGCGAGAACGTTTCGCCCTGAAATAAATGGATGTAGAACGAATGATATAGTGATATTATGCAAGTCAATAACATTGAAACCCTGATTTATATCTCGGACGGAGATACGATTGTCCCCGGAATGGAGTTCGTGCTGTCGAACGGTATCGGCACGACGCAGTATTATAACCCGAATACGGGCAAGGTGTCGCCGGACTATACGAGCAAGGATGTCTCGGTGGTCTTGTGGCCAAAGTGCTACTCGAGCAGCCTGGGACAGTTCATTGTCCCAGAGAAGGATGCAAACGGCGTGGGCACATGGCAGTGGTATCTGAATAGTCCCGAGAGTGAGGCAAACGCCCTGTTGGCTAGCGCGGGCGGGAAGTCGAAGAACGCTCTGTTTGAAGCGACCACTGTGACTATGAGCGGGAAGACGTATCCGGCCCTAAAGGTGGTAGGCAACCTAGCGTCGGCAGATTCGCCGAACGACGTGACTATCTATTGCAAGTTCACATACAACGGGCTGACCGTGACCTGTCACGCCACCATCGGTGTGAAGGTGACGACGGGCGAGGCCTACGAGGTACTGATCAGCTGCGAAGGCGACGACGGGTCCGGCGACTCGGTGATTGATGACGAGACGGAGAAGCTGGTCCTCACGGCGGCCCTTCAGAAGAACGGCGAGAGTGTCACTGATGCTCTGTCGTGGGAATGGTATAGACAGACTACCACCGGATTAAAGAAGGTCGAGGTGGACGATGGTGATTCTAATGTGTGGGCAATTGGCGGCACGAACGGCAATCAGTTGACGCTGATGGAGGCAGCTGTGGACGGCATGGAGGAGTACTTCGCGCAGACGACCTATAACGGCAGCACGTATAGGAAGGGTATTCAGGTGACGGACGTGCAGGATGTGTATTATATCGACATGGGGCGTTCGGGCTCGACGATTCTGAGCGTAGGCGACACAACGAGCTATACGCCCAAGGTGTTGAGCCGCAAGGATAAGACGGTGCAGTCGGGGTGGACGTTCGCGTTCACGCTGACTGATAATGAGGGTAACGTCGTCGACGGCGGAACTATAACCTCCAACAACGGGAGTACGACGCTGAGCGTGGACTACGCCCTGGTTAAGAAGTATGACGGACTGAACGTACGTGTGACAGCAACTAAAGCATAAGGAGGCACCGCTATGAAGATTGTCAGCATGGAGACCCTGCTGTATGCTCCGGAGGACGGGGCGCAGGGCGAGAAGGGAGATAAAGGAGACAAGGGTGACCAAGGAACTCCGGGAACTCCCGGCGCTAAGGGCGACCAAGGTGAACCCGGTGAACAGGGTGA